TACTCAATGTGGAAAGAATGTGTCAGGGAGAGAGCCGCCTGGAAGGAACCAACAGACATATCTTTTGAGGAGTATCGAGAGCAAAACTTTTCATCTTTAAATAAAACATACGAAACATTAATCGTCAAAGGAGATAAAACAAATGGATCTAACTAATAACACTTTCATTTTCGATTCTGAAACAGAAGGAATGCAATATGTAAAACACTTAGCAGGCGGTAAGTCTGGTAAGACGATGGGCTGGTATAACGGCAAAGATGAACCCCTAGATATCAATTACATGTATGTGGATCCTGCCACCTTAAAACTTGGCTGGACATTGTGGACAAAGGGACAGTCAGAAACCGTATGGCTATCTGACCCTAACGATAAAGTCCCTGCACCAACAGCAGAACATAAACAATCTTTTAGTTTATGGGTTTATCCAAAATACGTTAAAGATAGTCAAAATTTTGATCATGGATCTATGTTGTGGCAGAGAGACAGCAAAGGTGAATTCAAAGGTTTTCAAGAAATGATGAAACAGGTTGCCCAGGAACTTATGAATCCACAATACGCAACAATGCTACCAGTTTTCGAAGTCAAAGATGCTGTATCTCTGTGGGGTGGTAGTACTTGTATGCCAGTTTTTGAGTTTAAAGGTTTCAAAACAAGGCCGGAAGGTTTTGTCATTCCAGATTTACCCCAAGAGTCAGGGGCGGTGATCTCTCCTAACAACTCTCCAGCTGCCCCTGACTCACCTATTGTAGAAGATGAGATTCCTTTTTAGATATGGATTGGGCAAAAATTGCCCCTGATATATCTATTAAGGTCTTAGGAGAACCCACTAAAAAGACCTCAACTGAATATAGGTGGGGTAACAAACAAAGTTTGCGCCTGGATCTTGAGAAAGGTCTGTTCATGGATTTTGAGAATCAGCAAGGTGGCGGAGTCATTTGGTTTCTCAAAGATCATCAAGGCTTAGATCCAGACGCTTACCTGGAGCCATATAAAGACAATGTTCTTACTGACATGAAGAGTCCACTGCCAAAAGTGAAAACCAAAGCGCAAAAAATATCAAATAAAGAAATGCACTCACTTAAGAAAGAGTCTGATTTCTGTGTGCGTTATAGCAATGATTTTTGTGTCATGCGTTTTCCTGCTGATCATAAAATCAAAATGAAATATGCGCCCTTCTCTGTCCAGGACAACGGTTGGGTAATGAAAAGGCCAGAAGGCATTCTGCCAATTTTTGTTAGCGACAAACGCCCAGAGGATTATGTCGTGATCAACGAAGGCGAGAAAGCCATGCGCGGTGCGGAAGCCATTTGGAACGGCGATGTATGTTGTTGGCATGGTGGCGTTTCTAATTGGGATAAATGCGACTGGTCGCCCCTGACAAACAGAAAGATAATTATCTGGCCTGACAACGATGATGTTGGCAAAAAGGTAGCATTCTCTTTGCAAGAACACTTGGAGAAGATCTGTAAAGAAGTCATTGTCGTAAAGCCGCCGCAACAATTTAAAGATAAAGATGATCTTTGGGATGCAAAAGTAAATGATTTTTTTGAATCGTCAGAACAGTTTTTGCAGTATTGCCTAGCAAATAAAATTAAAAAAAGAGTTTCATTTCAGTTGATCCAGGCATTTGACATCATGTCTGGCCTGAAAAAACCCGAATGGCTCATAGAAAATATCTGTGAACTTGATTCTGTGATGGCCATATTTGGTAAGCCAAAGTCAGGTAAAAGTTTTGTTGCTGTTGATATGGCCGCAAGCCTGGCCAAAGGGATCCCGTTTCATGGCCATAAAACAAAACAAGCAGCGGTAGTTTATGTCTGCGGTGAGGGTAATCGCGGTATTGCACGAAGGCTACATGCCTTTCAATCTTTGAACGAAGTGGATCTAAAAGACGCGCCTTTATTGTTATCAACCAGGGGCGCAAGAATGTTGGATGAAAAAGATTTTCAAATGTTGAAAGACAACATAGACCAGGCTCAAGATAAATACGGACAGATTGGAATGATTGTCATTGATACCTTGGCTAGATCCATGAACGGTGATGAGAACAGCACTAGCGACATGAACGCCTTCATTGAAAAGGTAGACGATCTGAAAGATTCCTATGGATCTGCAATCAATATTATTCATCACACTGGCCATTCAACCAATCAACGTGCCAGGGGATCTTCTGCATTGCCTGGAGCGTTAGATTGGGAATATAGGTGTGCTAGAAGCGACATGCAAGACGAAATGTATTTAAAGTTAGAGCAGACGTTAGTTAAAGATGGCAATCCCATGAAACCTCTTAACTTTAAATTTGTAGAGCAAAGGTTTATGGATATGTCTTCTGGCGCATTAGAAAAAGTCGATTCAGCTGATGTGCCTAAACAAAAATCACCGTCAGCTAGACAGGAATTGGTTTTTGAAGCTATTTATCAATACCAGGCTGCAAGTAAAGATCCAATTAATGCTGGGTTAAGACAAACCGACATTACAAAACTACTTAAACAAAAAGTAGGTATGGCAGAAACAACAGTTAAAGACAATCTTAAAAAGCTTGTTCAGGCTGGCAAGATTATTAAAGAAGATGATTTATATAAAACGGATTTATTTGGAGACGGGGAATACAGTGAAAATGGCGATAAATAAAAAAGCTTTCAAAGAAGCTTGCACCGATACATTCCTGGCATTGCCGATTAATTGGTTTTTATCGTTTAGCACACTAGCAGTGTTAATTTATTTTGGTATTTCTCAGGCTTTTTTAATGAGTATTGTGCAAGTGGCTGTGCTGACTGTCTTTTCAGTTATACGAAAGTATTTAATAAGAATTTATTACCTAAAAAGGAATAGTAATGTTTAGTCGGATTTTAGTCGGATTTAGTACGGATCTAGTCGGCAAATCTTTGGAATATTGGTCAGGTCGGGATGTATCTCTATACATCCGACCGCCGACCAAGATAGCGACTTACTAAAAAAATACTATGTTTGAAGATGAAACTTTAAGAATGATAGAAGCTGTAAATGCCTTGAAACTAGCTTTAAGAAAGACTTATGGCGTAGATGAGCCTTATAAATTGGCAGCGAAACCTTTTCAAAAAAAGTTTATAAAGGCTTCGACTAAGTACGACCTAGCCATTTCCTTTGATTCTGACGCTGAAATACAGCCTATGTGCGCCATGATGGTAAGAGCCTATAAAGCCCTGGAAGAACAACTAATCAAAGAAAACGTATCAAGGATCCCTGTCGACACCTGGATCTGTGAACATAAAGAATCGGGCAAAAAAGTCATCATTTGCGAAAAGAAAGAGCAGACTCTAAAAGTCATTGAAGATTCAGATTTTGATTACCTGGTTATGTCAGCAGAAGAACTGCTCAATACGATACCCCTAGACATCTTTGAAATCCGCCATAACTTAAAAACATCAACAATAAAAAACGTAAGACATGAGCCACATAATCAATGACAAGATCTTAGAGGATCTATATGAAGAAGCTATAGCGCAAGGACTACCTTACGAGGCTGCAATTGCTTATGCTTTAGAAAAATTTGAGGAGCTGCCAGATGGATAGCATTACTGATTTAATAAATGAAAAAGGAATTGATTACGGTGACCCGCATTATTTTTTCAGTCAATTAGCTAAAGTGTGGTCAGGTTTACTTGACCGCGAATTAACAGCAAGCGATTGCGCTGTGATGATGTTAGCTTTCAAGACGGTTCGTTTGATGAACAACGGCGATATCCAGGACACATATCAAGACATCCAAGGATATACAAAAATTGTAGAGATCTTAAACGATGTCGCAGAAGACTAAGCAATGCACTGTATGTCTGCGTCACTTAGAAAAAAAAACCGACTTCGAACATAGCAAACATAGTAAAGGAGATTTTGTTAGATCTATTTGTAGAGTCTGTCACCAGGCACAACGCAACGCTAATATCAGCAAAACGCCAAAAAAATACTTAAAAGCACTGAGCATATCTTTGAAATCATCCAGGACAACTGGGCTAAAAAGTTTTGAATGGGACATAGAACACGATTACATCTATAGGCTTTGGGAAATGCAAAACGGTAGATGTGCCATGACTGGCCACCCTATGACCTGGTATAGAGGTGTCGGTGGCAGTAACTACAACGCAAGCATCGACAGAAAGGATCCAGGACAAGGTTATGTTGTTGGCAACATCCAATTAGTATGCAACGCAATCAATTTTATGAAAGGAACATTGACCGATGCAGAGTTTATTTGGTGGTCTAGATCTATCGCTTTACATAAGGACAGCTTTACAAATGACGATGATTAGTGTTGTAAAGAATCAAATACAACTATTGACAACTTTACAGAGAGCAATATTTTTAAATAACTAGATGTTAAAGCATTGTTGGAGACCTGAAGCAACTCACTCCTATAGTTCATTCTAAAACACAGGTCTCCAACTCCTAGCTAATAATATATGAGCAGAAAAATAGATAACCCCGAATATAGAGAAAAAGTTAAATCAATGGTTGATGCAGGCATGAGCAGTCACGATGTAAGTATGCGATTAGATTGTCACCCTTCCACTGTGCGTAAGTGGTGTAAGGAGTTTGGTTTTGAACTCAAAGCTAAGTCATGCTGGCGTGCTTATGGAAATAAGCGCAAAGGTTAGTAGTGCAACTTGATATCTCTCACGACATACAAAAGCTGACCAGGAAGCTTGATTATGTCCAAAAAGCACAGATACCGTTTGCTACATCAAGAGCATTGAACGATGTTGGTTTTCACATAGCTGCAAGTGATAAAAACCCTAAAGGATTTAGAAGATCAGCTGATAGAAGGTTTGAAGGCGGTGCAGAAAAATACACAAAAAGCGGATTCAGATATACCAAGTCTACTAAAAAGAATTTGAAAGTAATTGTAGGGATACATCCTGACAGAGAAGATTATATGACCTTACAAGTAGAAGGTGGTATCCGAAAACCAAAAAGGACATACGTACCAGTCTATAAAGAAGTCGACTTTAACGAACATGGAAATATAAAAAGATCAACGATAACAAAAATAAGGAAAGGTAAAAATATTTTCAAAGGTGTTCCTAAAAATCAAAACCTGCCACGTGGTATATATGAGAGACATCAAAATAATACAAGAATAAAACCTCTTGCTTATCTTAAAGATACCACGCGCTACAAAAGCAAATATCCTTTATATGCAATAGTCAAGAACAACGTCAGATCTAGGCGTATAGGTTTTGCAGACAATTTTAAAAGACGTTTGAAAGATGCCTTGCGCTCAGCAAATTAATAGGTTCTTTGCAGCTATTTACACTGTG